TCATTTTACAACTTATAAAATTATTTTTAATTTCTGCCATTTAATTTTAGTGTTTAATCCATTTTGATTTGCCTCTCATTATCTGAGTAATCTCTTCTATCTTAACGTTTGATAATCTTATTTTTGCGTTTCTTAATTTAGCGAAACTTTCTCTTTTAAGTCTTTGTACTAAGTACTCAGGCTGCTTAGAACGCAAGGATATAATAGCATGTAATATATAAGCATACATAGCCTCCTCAGCCATTTTAGGAACCTTTGTATCAAGTTCATAGGCAAGTCCATCTGATATATATTCTAATATAATTAGAGAACCAACTAAATCACTGCTAAAAGAAAATTTACCTTCTCTTTCATTTATTGTAAAACTACCATTAAAGTTTGCGTATTGCGGATCTAATCCATATCTTTGCCCATAAACATTGCTTCCATATCCATAACCGCCATTACCATTGTATACAAAATTAAGGTTGTTTACAATTATACCATTATTTTGTGTTCTCCATCTTTCGTCTATTAACGATGTGCCATCAATATTATCATCAAAGTTGCTTTGTATTGGAACCCCCTGATTATCTTGCACTGGTGTACCGGTAGGGCTGCTTGTAAGCCTGGTAGGATATATAATATGCTTTACGCCTTGATTGTCTACCCATGACATTTTAACATAGTTTACATAGTCTTGAGGTATTGCTAAACTTAAACTTGGAGGCACTGTTAACTCTTGAGCTTTAATACTTTTCAATGTATCATAACTAAACTCCTGTAACCCACGTTTTGCATGAAATATAATATCTGTTCTTTTAATGCTTGGTATCAACTTGTCTGCTCCAACATAAGCAACCTCAAAGTTGTTTATAAGATCATTAAGCTTTATGTAGGCATAACTACCATAATTCTCTTCTACAGTATTACCATAAGCATCTCTGTTTCCGTATGCTCCACCGTCGATGGCTTTTAATTGGCATACAATAATCCAGTCGTAAGGCACCGGAGCTCCTGCAAAAGTAATTGTATTACCGACTAAATCGTATTCAAAATCAACCTCGTCATAAACAAGGCCAAATTCACTTATATACAATTTAAAATTATTTAAAGCATATTCTGGTGTAGCAGGATCCCACGCGGTTGGACTGCCTAATATTAAGTTTGTATCAAATGTAAAAGTAAAAGAAGACTGCCCAGCAAGATCAGCTACCTGAAATCCTTGCGAACCTGCATAATATTGTCTATTAGTTTCGGTTATTAAACCACCGTTTGGAAATGCCATAGTTTATTTAGCTTTTTGAGTTGATTTGTTCTGCTTGAACTTGTTGTGCAGCTATCTGAATAACCTGAGGATCCTTTATAACAACACCCGCATACATAAGAATGCGCATTATAACGTGGGTTTGCTCTGATACATGAAGTTCAAAATTTATAGATCCAGTAGAATAGGGAGGTAAGGGCGTATAAACCCATGGATTAGAGTCATATATATATTGACCTCTACCACCAACAACAAACCCCCATATAATATCTATCGGTTTACGAATATAATTTACACCTATATTATCTATTATAGTGCTAGGGCTAACGAATAATCTTTGGTTTTCGTATAAATAGGTTGGGAATGCTTTTGTAGAAGCTGTAAGTTGTGAAGCTTGAATATTATAATATTCATTTCTTTGGAGCCTATCTAATTCTACTTGACGACCATAAGCATCTGTATATACTACGGAACCTAATCTATAGAATGTAGGTAGTATACCGTTTACGGTAGTATTATATGCGTCCGCAACAGGTAATTTAAAATAACTTTTAACTGGGCTGTAATTATAATCTGCAGTCCCAAATGTTTTGAATATCGCTATTTTCTCATCAAGATTTTCAACTCTATCAGAATAGTCAATATCTGTTTGAGGCACTCGTAAATCTTGGTTTAAATCTTCAAAATATTTTTCAAATATTTCTAACTGAACCTGAGTTCCAATACTATTAAATTCTTGTGGTGTCATATAACCACGTTGCTCCTTATTAAGGATTAATAAAACTGTTTTGTAAACTGTATCTACGTTTATTGCCATCTTGTATCTTTATTATAATATTAAGGCGGTAGTCGAAACCACCGCCTTATATTAGTATTACGTGTTATTGAAATTTTTTCTCAATAGACTGGAATATTTCTATACCTTCATCGGTCTTAAAGAACGCAGCCATAGCTGAATAAGGGTTTTCATCGAAAGGCACAGTCATTAACTTTTTGCCATTACTTGACCATTTAAAATCACGTTGGTCTTGAGATAATTTTATGATATTTGCTTCGCATGCTTTAATAGCAAAATTACGAAGTTGTACGTTTTCGTCATTAGCTAATTCTAAGAACAAACCTGGATTCTTCCTAGCAAATAGTAATAAATCTCTTTTTATCTCCTTAGAAGTCATCTTAGACGCTTTAGATCCAACCTCAACGCGTATAATCGCTTCTGCTTGATCAATTTCCATATTCATTGCAGCAGTCATTGCTTCAACCTGGAGTTCTAAAATATCTAATTCATTCACTGCTTTAATAACCGCGTCAAATTCGCGGTATTTCTTATTAAGCATTGGGTGAAATAAAGATAATAATTTTTGTAAATTTTGTTTTTCTTTAGGCACAAATAATGTACCATTCTTAAACATGATATGCCCTAATGTAGCCTCTCCTTTTTGTTCGTCAATGAACGGGGTACTCATGTTAGTAGCGTATCTTAATTCTTTTTGTTCTCCGGTTACTTTATCAACCCAGAGTAAAGGAAATCTTCTTGAGTGTCTTGAAGAGATCGTGTAAGTTAAAGGGTTATGGTTCCCTGTTAATAGATAAGTTCTATCTTTAATTTCCCAACCTTCAGCTGGAGTTTGTTTTTCTTTTGACATAATATAATATAATTAATTGTTTTTAAAAAGTAAAAGTCGCCCCCAAAATACATGAGGGCGAAATTTACAAAGTTTAATCTATGAATCTACAGAAGTAAACAATACAAAGTTGTTAGCTCCTTGAACACATAAGCATCTTTCAGATAAGAAGTTTACCTCCATTGCATCAAGATCAGATGTGTAAGCTCCTCCAACAGAACCAGTTACCCAAGATTTTAATCTTCTATCGTCAGCTTGTGCAGCTCTATAACGAACGTGTAAGAATGGTCTACGAATATTAGTTCCTAAGATTTGGTCATATACAGTAGATGTTCCAGCAGGAATAAGCAATCCATCAATACCAGAATTTGCAACAGCTCCACGAGTCGATGCGTCATTTAAGTATTTCCAGTCAGTTTTATAGAAATCGTAAGAACCTCTACGGAATCCAGAGAAACCTAAGTTCAGCGCCATTTCTTCAGAGTTCTCGAATAAACCGTAAGCAACTCCACCAGCGGCTCCAGAAGATAATGCAGCAAGCATATCATCAAAGTCAAGAGAAGTAGAACGGTTTAAGAACAACATGTTTTCTTCGATAGCCCCTTGAGTATCTAAGTTTTTCAAGATTGAATCAAACTCTTGTAATCCAGCAGCAGCTGAGAAGTTATTCAATACATTACCTCTATCTTGAACAGCAGAGAATAAACCTTGAGTACCTTTTTTACCAGCAGAAGCAGCAGCAGAACCTGTCGCAGCTAATTCACCCTCAACAACAGACATTTCAAGATAATCTTCAAAACGTAACCTTGTTTCAGATTCAGCTTTTAAATACCAGTAAAACCCACCAGCCCCGTCTTCAGTAGCAATTTCTACCCATCCTACTTGTGCAGTATCAGAACCATTAACAACATATTTGTTACGGATAATGATTGGAGAGTTAGAATATTGAGTGAATGATGGTGTAATGCTTTGGTAATCATCATTTGCTAATGTTGAACCTTTTGCATACTCAGAACCAAAAACAAAGATCTTAACTAAGTCACCAGCAGTAAATGTTGGAGTCAAAGCGGCAGTCGTGTAAGACGCTACATCAACTGTACCATTATCATAAACCGGTTTGCTAGTTACAATTGCTTTCAATTCAACACCTGTAGCAGGGTTCATGATAACAATTGTTTGATTGATAGAAAGTACGTTAGCTACATAGTCAGAAGCTACAGTTGGCGTAACATCAACAGGAATGCTGATTGTATTTCCATCAATAATCTCTACATCATTGTAAGCAACGTGTAATCTGTTTTGTTCTGACCAGATAACTTGATCTGAAGTCATTGGCATTTCTGCTCCAACCATACGTAAGAATCCAGAAAGAGTTCTGTTTCCATAACGCTCTACTTCAGCTTCGTAGATTTCAGGTAAGTATTGCTGTGCGAAAGATGAAAAATCAGGATTAGTTGGATCCGTGAAATTCAAATAGTTTGTGTTTAAAGCTTGTTGCTTCTGAGATGGAGTAATTGATCCAAATGGACCTCCCGTTACCGAGTTTATTACGTTTGCCATAATTGTTTAATTTTTAATTGTTAAATTTTTTAATTTTTAGTTTTGAAGAATCAACACCGTTAATTGCTTTTACTTTAAATCCATTAACAAATATCTCACCCGTTGACGTTTGTCTTGGGGTTGTTGTAATGTTGTTGGATTTCGCAACTACTTCTTTAATAGCATCGGCTTTACCTTGCTCATAAAAATGATTTGCAATCGTGTCTGCATTTTCTGCGGCATACATAGCTTTATGATACCCTTTCAAATCTACTACTTCACCTTTTTCATTCAAGAACTTCTTGATTAGGTTTGTAATATTTGATTGTTTATCTGCCACAACCTCTGTGTTCTGAATTCCATATCTAAAATTTTTCTCTCCCAATTTAAAATCAAAACCTTTGAATTCTTGAGAAAAGAAACCTTTAGTATCATTCTTGAACTTTGAATGCTGTGTTTCTACATTTTGTTGTTCTTCGTTGTATCGGTTAAAAAAGTCTACCGCTTTTTGTTGTTCTTTGGATACCGATGGTTTCAACTTGATTTCATCGTAATATTTTCCTTTAAGATCTTCTAAAAAGTTTCTAGCTTTTGCAACTTCTTCTTTGAATGCGAGTTTTTTCTTTCTGATGTCTCGCTCGTCATCTTCGTCTTCATCATAACTAAATTCATCTTCCATCAAGAAATCAATTTCTTCAGCGTCTAAATGTGGTTTTGACTTTCTATAATATTCTTTTATTAATGCTTCGTTGTTAACAGAAGAGTAATCATGATTTAATCTTACATAATCCTCAACAGTTCCGCCCGTCTCTTCCATAAAAGAAACAAGTTTGTTTATATTTTCTGGTAATGGTTTACCAGTATTTTCTGTATGAGTAATAGCTTCATTTGCTTCGTCAACTAATGTTTGTGAAGCACTTGCTACTTCTTCATCAGTTACCTCTTGCATTATAATTATTTCTTCTTGGACAACTTGATTGGCAATTGGCTTAACCTCGGTGTTTCCTTGGCCCACTTCTTGCAGTCCCACTTTGGGCTCTTCGCTGCCCAACAGGCTTTCATTTGGGTTTTGCTCTTGAATGGCATCTGCGTCTATTTTTTTAGTTGATAAATCTACTCTTGATACTTCGTTAGGTTTATCTAACTTTTTCATTGGAGCTTTCCTTTTCGGAAGTTTAAATTCTCCTTCTTGTTTTACGTTTTCTGACATGATATAATAATATAAAATTAGTTAATAAGTATTCTTACATACCAAGCATTCCTCCTAAATCATCTTGTGATTCAAAGTCTTTTGGCATTGCATTATTCTTTCTTTGATCTATTAATTCTGATTGTTGAGTGGCTTGTATTTTTGTTCTTTTATCTTTTCGATCTTCTGCTTCTGCTTGTAATTGTTGTTTTGTTTGTATACCAGCTTGTGCTAATTGTAAATCATATCCAAACTGTTCTGCCATTAATTGTTTCTTAATTAATAACTCTTGTTGCATTCTTTGGATTTCAAATTGAGATTTAGATTGCAATACCTGTATTTCTGTCTGCGCTAATGCTTGTTGTTTTTGTACTTCTGACATTGCCGCCGCTTCTGCTGCTTGAGCATTTGCTTGTGCTTGCGCCTGTATATTTGCTTGTTGATTAGCTTGATCTTTTTCTAACTTTTTCTTTCTTCTATATTTTAAAGATTGATTAGCTAATTTAAGATTTTTAATTTGTCTCAAATCAATTACATCTTCAAGATCAATTCCACCTGACTGTAAAGCAACTTGAATGTTTTGTTCTAATTGTGCTTTTTCCTCTTCTTCCGGTTCTAGTTCTAAATAGATACCAAAATCATGAAGGTTTAAATTTTCCATTTCTTTTAAAGTTTCTACATTAGATATAGAGATACTTTCAATAAGCGATTGCTTTGTTAATGGATAATTTAATGAATCATTAATTCTAAGTGAAATATTCTCACATATTCTTAACGTTAAAAATAAGCTTGATTGTAATATATGTCTAACCGCTGTATTTGAATTTGCAGCAGCCATTTTTTGTAATCCAACTAAAGCATCTCTGTCTGGCATACTACCATCTTTTGCTTCGTTCAGTCCGGTTACATCTCTGATCATTTGTAAGTAATACTGATATGTACTTATTAATGAAGAAATTTTTGCATTACCAGAAGATGTTTGTAATTCTTGGATAGGCACTTTTCCAGGGTTTTGACCACCATCCTGTGACTGTGATCTACCTACAATACTACCTGTTTGGAAGTACATATTTAAGGCCTCAGC